CAGCGCACCAGAGGGGGCAGCGATGCCCGGCTGCTGCAGCGCGCCCAGCTTGTTCAGCTCGGACTTGTAGGAGGCGATGGACGCCAGTGAGGTGCTGGCATCCGGGAACTCCAGCTTGATCTGGTCCAGGGCCTGCTGGCTCGTGAGCCCCTGCTGCAGTAGCGCCTTGGCCTTGAGGCCGACGCCCGGCTGCAGGACGCTCAGCTTGTCGCCGGACAGCTCCGCCTGGAGCTGCTTGAGCGAGTAGGGCTTGCCGCGCTCGTCGACAAACTTCTCGAGGGGCATGCCGTCGCGGAACAGCTTGGCCTTGCCGGGCCCCAGGACGTCGTCCTGGAACTCCTTGGGCTGGCCCTTCAGCCAGGACTGGTAGTTGGTCGAGGTGGGCGCAGAGCCCACGTTCTCGTCGATCCACTGCGCCCGCTTGGCCTTGATCGCGGCGTCCCGCTCCTTGACGGACATGGCCTTCCACTTGTCGCCGGCCTCGGCGCTGGCCTCGGCACGGAAGTCCACCTCACGCTGGCGGCGGGTGCGCGTGTCGGTCACGGTCGCGCGGGTGCCCACGATCTCCTCGCCGGCCAGCACGGGCACGACGGTCGAGCGGCAGTTCGGGTGGGCCGGGGGCCTCGGGCCCTTGTCGATCGGGTAGACGAAGCCGTCGCGGGACTGGCAGACCGGCGACGTGCGCCCGTCTAGGGTGGCAACCCACCGCACCCCGCTGATGACGTCGGAGTTCGCGTCCCAGGTCGCCTGGCGGGCGGACGTCGAGACGTGGTTGGTGGCCGTGCGGGCGATCATCTCCGCCTCGCGGCGGGTGGTCTCGAGCACGCCGTCCTTGTAGCCGGCCGCCTTGGTGCCGCGGATGCGCGCCACCATCTGGTCTATCGTTTCGCCCTGCAGCACGCCGAGCCTGATCTGCTGCTCCACGCGGGAGACGTCGTTCGCGGCCATCTTGCCTAGCCAGCCCTCGAGCGGGATGCCCGTGATGGGCGACCCGGCTGCGGCCTTCAGCACGGCTACCGGCACCGAGGCGAAGGTCAGCGCCACGGGGGTGGCGGCGGACAGCATGGCCCCCTCCCACTCGGCCTCGGTTGCGGACAGGCCCTCCATGTCCTCGCGCAGCCGCCCCTCCAGCTTGGCAGCCACCCCCTCGCGCAGCCGGCGGACGTCGGCGAGCAGCGCCCGCACACGGGCCTCCGACGTCTCGGTTAGGCCCGCGCGGAGCAGCGCCTCGAGCTCCCTGTTGCTCTCCTCCAGCAGCGAGGCCGCCATGCGGGCCTCCCCGTCGGAGAAGCGCAGGAGCTTGATCTGGTGCCTGATCGTCGCGTCGAGGATTTCCTCGTTGGCGGTCTTGGCCATCAGCTAGCGCTCGGCTCGGGCGGCACGACCTCCTCGGGGTCCTCCTCGGGAGGCGGAGCCTGCGTGCCGTCGCCCTTGCCGAACATGTCGCCCAGGCCCTCGCTGCCCTCGTCCTTCATAAGCTCCACGTCGGCGGCGGCGTCGAAGTCGTCCGCCAGTACGCCGCGGCGCTGCATCTCGGACACCAGGGAGGCGCGTGACAGGTCACGCTGGGCGCGCATCTTGAGCAGGGAGTCCAGCTCGGCGGCCTGGACCTCGGTCATGCCCACGTCGGAGTTGATCGTCACGGACCCGCCGTCCTCCAGGCGCAGCCAGTCGGCCGTGTACTGCATGGCCAGCTCGACGCAGTCCTGGAAGTCGCGCACGGTGGCGCCCAGGTAGGAGGACGCCTCGGCCGAGTCCAGGGAGCGCGCGGTGGCAGTCTCGCCGCCCGGCTTCTTGCGCAGGAACTCGGCGCCGTAGGAGGCCATCTGGTCTTCCAGGGACTTGAGGTCCTCGGCGCCCGCCTTGATGGCCGCGCCGGTGTGCTCGACGTAGTACCACTTGCCGTCGGAGGCCGCGGTCGTGAGGAAGTTGTTGGGGCCGATGTTGACCTTCTGGTCGGCCTCCACGCCGGACGCCGCCAGGATGGGGAAGCGCGCGACCGTCAGCACGTTGCGCTGGTCGCTGGCCGACTGCCAGTGGGCGATGTTCAGGTGGCCGAGGTCGGTCAGCGGGGGCTTGCACTCCATGAGGCCCTCGCGCTTGCCGGCGTAGAAGGTCACCAGGGGGATGTAGTCGAGGGCCGACGTGCCCTCCTCCTCGACGAACCACTCCTCACCCTTCTCGTCCGGGGCGTAGAGCCACCAGTACCCGGGCTCCAGCACGCGAATGCGGACCTTCTCGACGTCCTCCCAGCCGACACGCTCGACGGTGCGCTCGAGTATGCGGATGTGGGTCAGCACCTCCTTGCCGTCGCGGCACTCGGCATAGGCGGCGAGCAGGCACTCCGGGCGAATCTGGACCCAGAAGGGGCGGAGGCCGTCGGTGCGGTCGTCCGCGAGGGTGCGGACCTGGCCGTCCTCGGGCGGCTCGGGGGTGGGGTGCTCGACGAGCACGTGGCAGAGGCCCTTGGCCCAGCCCTCGCGGAACCAGGACCGGGAGAAGGAGTGCAGGTTGTTGCCCTGCATGTCGATGTCATCCGCCAGGTCCTCGATCTGGGGCGGGACGTCATCGCCGAGGATCGCCTGCTCCTTGAAGGGCTTGCCCACCAGGGTCTCGAGCGTCTGCTCGGTCATGTTGAGCAGCGTGGCGCGCGCCAGGCGGGCCTCGTAGTTCTTGTTGGACTCGTTCTCGTACTGCGGCAGGAACTCCCGACCCGCGGTCCGCATGGCCTCCGTGCCACCCAGCAGCACGCCGAGCATGTGCCACCGCGGGTGCATCCGCTCATATGCCGACGAGGGTGTAGCCACCGTGGGCTTCTTCTTACCTTGGGTCATCCTGGGACTCCTCCGCGAACTGTTCGAATGCTCGCGATGGTACACCGTGACGCCCGTGGCGGAGGCCATCGTGTTGGCCCCCACCCGTCTCGCTAGAACTCGCCCGGCGCGACCTGGAAGCAGGGCACGCCCGCCTCCCTCCACATGGCGACCACCTTGTCGCGATCGTCGAACACGGCCACCAGCCTGGCACGGTCCGCCTGGTTCAGCCCCGCCAGCCACGAGCGCTTGAGCACGTCGTCGGCGGTGAAGTCCCCCTCACGGCGCATCCGCAGGCGGCCGAGGTCGGCCGTCGGCAGGTAGCGCTGGAGCCAGGCCCTGGTCTGGTGCTCCACGAGGTCGGAGCGCCCGGACCAGACCCAGACATCCGCCCCGGCTAGCTGCAGGCCCAGGGCGGTGCGGACCACGGCGGCGTTGGGGCCATCGTGGACGCAGGCCTCGTAGAACTCCTGCCAGCGCTTGCGCTTGCCCTCTACGAGGTGCCGGCGGTGCCGGATGTCGGCGAGCGTGCCGTCGAGGTCGAAGATGTACAGGGGCCGCGTGCTCACCGCCTGCCCTCCCAGTCACTGGGCACGGGGAGGTAGTCGCCCGAGCCTGTGTACGGCCCACCCGGTGCCCTGCCACCATCCCGAATAACTACTGGGGTAGTGCAGCCAATGGAGCGCACAAGCCGCTCACCATCCCGCACCTCCGGGTCGTACCGCGGCAGAACGCCACCACCCGGGAAGTTCACCGTGTAGGGGCGACGCTCGGTCACACCGTCTACGAGCACGTCCATCGTGCCGTCATCATGCAGGGCCATAGAGGTTCTCCCGCAACTCCTGCGCCCAGGATGGCCAGTCGGACAGCGGCCGGCGGCTAAGGTACGCCTCGCCATCCCGCTTGCCCAGGTACTCGACGCAGAAAACATCAGGCTCCTCCTGGCTCTCGGAGATGAGGCGTGCTACCACGCCCAATGCGGTGTCGACCTGCTCCAATGACGCCGCACCCTTCAGCTTCATGTCGTTTAGGGCGTCTACCACCTCCCACAGGGCATGTGTCCGTACCTCGCGGTGGGCCTCGTACCACCCCAGCACATCCATAATAGCCTCATCAAATGGGCCAGACTCGAACGGGTCACCAGCCTCCGACATCAGGCGGAGGGCCGTTGCCTCCTCCGTCCCGGTCGAGCTGGCACGGTACAGCGCCGTCAGTGCGTAGTTCAGGCCGCGGTCGTAGGCGCTGCTACTGGTAGCCCACATATAGCCGAGGCAGGCGCTCGCCACTGAGCCAAAGATCATGGCCATCACGCCGAGGTACATATTGTCCGTCATAGGTTTCTCCTGGTAGATTGAGGGGACATAGCACAATGCCATGTCCCCGGGGGCTCGACAGCCGTTATTCCCAGCGGTCGATGATGTACATCGCCACGCCCGCCTGGGTGCGGACCCGGACGTGGAGGTCGGTGCCGTCCTGCACGCGGAGGCCCGCTGCCTGCTGCTGGCCGCGGTGCGCCGCCACAACTTCCAGTGCGGAGCTACGGGAGTGGGCCTCGATCGTGGCACGGACCGGGTGCAGCTCGGAGCGCAGTGTCTCGGGGAAGATAGACAGCGGGGCGCGCGTGTCACGGCAGCCGTCCAGCACGAAGAGCGCGCTGGCCTCGAACTGCTTGAACCCCTGCTCGTTACCCCACATGGACGGCTGCAGGGAGACGCACTTCACGGCCCGCCAGGCCCCGGCGGCGAGGCCCCACTGGCGTGCGGACGACCCGTTATGGTACACGTACCAGGCGAAGGGGTTGCGGCACTCCTCGGAGTCCCACTGCAGGATCGGGCGGGCGCGCGGGTCGGACTGCGTCGTGTAGGCGCAGAACCCGCCGTGGTTGGGCACCAGGGCCTCCATCTCCATGGCACGCGGCAGCACGTCACGGCGGAACCGGGCGAACGTGATGTGCACCGGCGAGGCAGTCAGCTTGGCTTCCTCCTTGGCGCGGACCGAGGGCAGCAGGTGGCCGAACAGGCCGGAGCCCAGCGGCTTCTCGAACGGCTTGGCCTTCCACTCGTGCACCAGCTCGTCGGCCAGGGCGTGGCGACGGTGCAGGGCCGAGGCGATGCCGAGCTGGGCGAACACACGCTCAGCCTGCAGGACGTTACCGGCCGACGGCGGGGCAGTCGGACGCTGGTACTTCAGCGGATCGACGCGGTCCTGGTGGCGACGCTTGACCTCCACCGGCGAGAGCTTGCCGTCTGCCAGGTCGTCCACGAGCTTGCCGAGGGCGGAGGAGCGCGGAGCACACCAGCCAGCCGGGGCCGATGCAGCTGCCAGCCAGGTCAGACGCCGACGGACCTCCTTGACCCCCACGGCGTGGTGCACCGCACCAACCTGGCTGTCCTGCAGCTTGATGAGCCAGTCGGCGTGCGGGGCCATCTTCTCGCCGCGGTCCAGCTCACCAGCCAGCAGCATGTCACGGGCACGGCGGAGTGCACGGCCGTCCATGGTGTTGATGGCGCGGGTGAGGTTGCGGACGTCCTCGCGACGCTGGGCCATCAACTGGTCTGCGGTGAGGTCGCGGCGGGTATGGAGGTGCTCGATCGGCGTCTTCGCCCACAGGTGGGTGAAGCCCCCCGCCTCCTGGGTGCCCCAGTTGTCCTCGTCCCAGATGAACTGGTCGAGGATGCGGCCGTTGCGGACGCGACCGGCGATCGCCTCGAAGGCACGCTGGTAGGCCGACGGCACGTTGTGGATGGGCTGCATCCACAGGGCCGGGTCAGTACGACCGACCTCGTCCATGGTGACCAGGGCGCCGAAGCGGTGGATAAACGAGCGGCAGCAGTTGCAATTGTGGTACTGGCGATCGTCCGGGGGCAGGGCCGCCAGGAAGACGTCGAACAGGTCGACGCCGGGGTCGACGCGGTACAGGGCGCCCTTCGAGCGATCAAGGGCGATGGCCAGTGAGGCCTGGACGGCCGCGGTGAGGTCGTCGAACTCGTGGTGGTAGTGCGGAACGCGTGGGCTCGAGGCCCCGAGCGAGGTGGGGTGCTTCATGGCGATCTCCGACCGGGTGTCGCCAGGCCCGGAAAGTTAGTGAGGGGCGACAGGCACCACTTTACTGTCACCCCTCACGTCAGGGAGCCATCATTCCCAGCTGGGAGCTACTCGCAGCTGCGCTCGCCGGTCTTCGGGTCGTACTTGCACGCGGCGCCGTCGGTCGCGGGCTCGTCCTTGGAGACCAGGATCGCCCCGCGCTTGCCGTCGGCATTGTAGGTCGTCAGGCCCTTGCAGCCCATCTCCCAGGCCCGCACGTAGACGCTCTTGAAGTCGTCCCACGAGGTGCGGGAGTCCAGGTTGCAGGTCTTGGACACTGCCGAGTCCATGTACCGCTGGGCACACGCCAGGACGGCGAGGTGCTCGTCCAGGCCCACCTCGGCAGAGCGCACGCCGTGCACGCCGAAGGCCGTCACCCCGTAGTCGACGATGTCCTCCTGGCGCAGGCCGTCCGGGTAGAGCACGCCGCGCTGCTGCTTGTACGAGAACACCGGCTCGATGGAGGAGCTCACGTTGTCCATGACCAGGCTGATGGTGCCGGTCGGGGCGATGGACAGCAGGTGGGAGTTGCGGATGCCGTGGGCGCGGATCAGAGCCAGCACGTCCTCGGGCAGGGTCTGCACGAAGGAGCCCGCCAGGTACTTCTCGGCGTCGTACAGTGGGAATACCCCCTTCTCCTTGGCCAGCAGGGCAGACGCGCGGTAGGCCTCGTCGCGGAGGCAGGACAGGACTGAGGCCTCGAACTCCAGGAAGGGGGAGCTGCCGTAGGGCAGGCCCAGGGCCTCGCCGGCGTTGGCGAGACCGGCCACCCCCAGGCCCATACGACGCTTGCTCTTTGCCTCATGCTCCTGCTGGGGCAGCGGGTACATGGCCTCATCGACCACGTTGTCCATGGCGCGCACAACCGGCGGGATGTCACGCTTGAAGGCGTCATAGTCAAAGCTGCGGCCGCCCAGGTCCTCGACGATATACTTGGTGAGGTTGAAGGAGCCCAGGAGACAGGCACCGAACGGCGGAAGAGGCTGCTCAGCGCAGGGGTTGGTGGCTGTGATGTGCTCACAGTACCAGAGGTTGTTCATGCGGTTGATCGTGTCCAGGAACAGCACGCCCGGCTCGGCCCAGTCCCAGGTGGAGCGCATGACCGCGTCCCATAGCTCGACCGGGTCCACCTGGTTGTACAGGCGGCCGCCGAAGTGCAGGTCGAACGGGCGCTTGGCCGCCAGGCACTCCATGAACTCGTCCGTCACACCGACCGAGATGTTGAAGCCCTCGAGCGCGCCGCCGCGCTGCTTGGCCCGGACGAAGGTGAGGATGTCAGGGTGGTCGATCCGCATGACCCCCATCTGGGCGCCGCGGCGGTGGCCGGAGCTGCTGGTGTAGCGCCCGACCGCGTCGAATATCTCCATGGCGCGCACGGGGCCGGAGCTGTGGGACTGGAGCTTGACGATCAGGTCGCCGTCGGGGCGCAGGGTGGAGAAGTCGTAGCCGATGCCGCCGCCGAGGCGCATCGTGGCGGCCGCCTCGGTGGCGCGCTGCATGATGGACCCGTCGCCGTCGACGTAGGAGTCCGCGATTGGGCCGGACACGAAGCAGTTGTAGGCGGTGGTGCGGCGGAGGCTGCCGACGGCGGACTGGATGCGGCCGGCGAACATGAAGCGCATCGCGATGGTGATCTCGCGCAGCTGGTGGTAGTGGTCGTCCCCGTCGGACAGCCGGCCCGCGACGCGGTTCTGGCACTCGCGGAAGTCCTCGCCGGGCTGGCGGTACTTCTCGGCGTGTAGGTTGTCAGAGAACTGGGTACTCGGGCCGCAGTGCCCGTCGTTTGGGTCGCGCATGTGGCGTGCTCCGGGGTTGGTGGGTCGGGCGTCAATCTTGACGCGACCCGGGCCCCGGGCACGCCGACGTCTAGCCCGAGGAGGCCCTCACCCGCCCGCGGTGGCAGTCCTCACACAGGTAGTACTCGTGCCCGCCCGGGCGCGTGAGGTACCGGTAGCGCACCACCAGCCGCGGTATGACCGGCTTGTCCCACGGCATGACCTCGTGCTCCGGGGTGCAGAAGTAGGATGGGGTGTCACACACGCGCACCGCGATGGCGTTGTCCGGCAGGCTGGCGGGCATTGGCACGTGGTCCCGGCACTTCGGGTTGTCGCAGATGCTAGGCATGGGAGGCCACCACGTAGCCCGGCTCAAGCATGGCGCGCAGCTGGGAGACGGTGCGCTCCCGCCGCTCCACCCCGCCCGGGACCTGGACGTCGAGCACGGCCACCGCCCCGGCACGTGGCGGCTCGGTGGCGGAGAAGGAGATGACCATGCAGGCAGCGCCAAGGTGGTCGAACACGGTCCCGACCGGCAGGTTGTCGCGCAGCCACCGCCAGTCCGCCCGGCGTACCTGGCACTTGCGGTGGTAGGCCACGAGCTCCTCCTCGGTCGGCTCGCGGCCCTCTGCCCCGAGGGACCAGCCGCGCGGGCGGCTCCGGTGGAACTGGCGCAGCCGCCTCTCCTCGTCCGCCAGCTCGTCGGCGTTGCCGGGCACCGGGGCCCATGGCCTCAGGGCCGATCGGTCCAGTATCCTCATGTCAGTCTCCCACTCGTTGTCAAGGTGGGCCCATGTTAGCTGGGCAGGCCGCCCGTGGGAGCCAGCGATCTGGGCCCGGATACGACGGAGCCCGCTAGGGGGCGGGCTCCGAAGGGCTATTTCTGGGACGCTGCTCCTGCTTACCACAGCAGTTCGATGGCCGGTGCGTCTTCGGGCTGGGCGCCCACCGCAGGCTCCCTAGCATCTTCACACCTCTCGGTGTTGCGGTTCCGAACAATTCTTGACTGGCGGGTCCTTGCTGCAGAGGTTCCAGACTTGTCGTCGTTCCCAGTACGCCTAACGTAGCCAGTCGTCTACGCGTCGGAAGGAAATTAGATAATGCCAGGGCAGACACCAACAAACTATTCGCTGGCAGGGGGCTCACAGGCCCCTCAGTACAGCATATGATGGGCCTGTCAACCAACCAGCTAGGAGATTGCCATGTACTTCGAGATAAACGTATCCAAGAACGGCCGCCACTACTTCGCCACTGCCCAGCGTAGTCTGCGCGACCCGGGAGAGGCACAGACCGCCTACGAGGACTTCAGGGCCCGCTTCCCCGAGGCCGAGGGCTTCGAGGTAACGGTCACCAAGTACGAGACCGTCGGCACCCAGCTTAAGTGGTAGCCAAGCCCCACCGCTACAAAGGCCTCCACGTGGAGGCCTTCGTCTTTTAGAAGCTGCCCTGCCGGACCTCCTTGCGCTTGAAGCGGACGCGGTAGCGGGTCTCGTCGGCCGCGTGGTCCTCCACGTCGGAGTCGACGTCGTCCGGGTCGGCCTCGTCCCGCGCGATGCTCGGCGTGGTGCGCATCCAGCCCGGGCAGCGCTCGCCGACCACGAACAGGCCGGGCCTCTCCCGCGGGCCGTGTATTTTATTGCCCTCCTCGTCCTGGTTCAGCGCGCCCTTCAGGAGCTTGCGCATCTGCTGCCAGCCCTGCTTGCGGCTGCCCGGGCCCTTGTCGGCCCGCTCCCACCGCACGCCCCTGGCCTGCATGTCCTTCGCGATGCAGCTGCCGTTCTCCTCGTCGAAGATGGAGCTGTCCGCCGGCCCTGGCTTCACCCTGCCCGCCAGGCCCATGCCTATCTCCCTCAGCCGGATGCCCTCGGCTATGTCGGAGGCCAGCATGCGGAGGCCCTCGTTCTCGGCCCCCTTCTTGCAGCCGTACCACTCGGCGATGCGGAAGAGGTCGCCCTTGACCGTGCGCATGGTCCGGCCGTTGGGCAGGGCCAGGTCGGTGCCGTCGGACTCCGCCCACCAGCCGACCGAGAAGGGCTTGCTGCTGCCCCAGTCGAACGCCCGGTCGATCGTCCAGGACCTGGGCACGCTGAAGGGCGGGACCACGTGGACCGACGCGTCCCACAGGTCGTCGAGCATGCCGCCGCTGGTGATGTCCCAGGAGCCGTCCAGCCAGGCCTGGACCTGGGCGGGGTTCGACGCCGAGGCCCTGATCCGGCCGATGTAGTCGGGGTCCGCGTCCAGCAGGATGCGGTTCTCGTGGATGTTGCCGTGGATCGCGACGCGGTCCGGCTCGCCCGGCGTGCTGATGACCCGGCCGCGCATCTGCGGCAGCTGCCACCTGGCCTTGATCCAGTTGTGCCCGCGGCCGTAGGGGTTCGTCGTGGCGCGCACCTTGCGGGGCATGCCCGGGACGGTCGACCGGCAGCAGGAGAACATCTTGAGGTACATCTCGCTGGTGGCCCAGTTGGTGAGCTCCTCCCAGCCGATCCAGGGGTACGCGTGGCCGTGGTAGTTCTCGTAGTCGGCTGGCTTGGCCATGTAGCGGAGCAGGAGCTGCTCCCCGCCGGCGAACGTCCAGGTGTAGTCGCTCTCGTTGAACTTGGCGCCGGGGTGCCAGAGCTTGAACCAGGCCTTGGACTTCGCCACGACGTCGGAAAGCTGCTTGTACGTGGAGCGGAAGAGGATACCGCGCCAGGACGCACCCCACCCCTGCCCCACGTGCTGGCAGAAGTCGGCCAGCAGCGCGTCCGTCTTGCCCGGGCCGCGGGTCCCCTCGTACAGGGTCTCGAAGATCGGGCTGGAGAGGAAGAGCACCTGGCTGCCGGCCTGGGCGGCCCACACCCTGACCTCGGGGCGGACGGGCTTCTTCTTGGCCCAGTGGGGCGGTCGGTAGGCCATCAGGTTATCCTGCCTATGCGCAGCACGTGCCGGCCGAACGGGCCGACGTACTGGTGGAGCCAGTAGTCGAGCGACCGCTGGAACTCCTTGTGTATGTTGGGGTGGTCTGCCTCCGTCAGGGCGCGGACGTGGTAGTACTCCAGCGTGGTGGCGCGCCAGCCCAGGGTGACCTCCAGGTGGCGGTCGTCGGCCCGGTCCCGCACGACGTAGTGCAGGATGGGCTCCCCGTCGTCGACGTAGATGGTCTCCACGACCTCCAGGTCGCGGTCCGGGTGGGTGCGCACGTACTCGACGCAGTTCTCGTGGCAGCGGAAGTTGAAGAGCCCCTGCTCGGGCGCCACGGGTAGCATGCGGTGGGCGCAGCGCAGGCGCTCCAGGATGCCCAGGCGGGCCCGCCTGATGAGCCAGGACCGCATCAGAAGACCAGCCCGTGCGTGTAGTCCAGCATGCTGACCAGCTCGTCGTCCGCCCGCTCCCGCGACTCCAGGCCGAGGCTCTCGCTCTCCCCGTGGAAGCCGGGGCCGACGTGGCAGCTGGACACGAAGCCGGCGGCGACCGGCTTGGACAGGCGCATGTCCGGGAGGCGGCGCATCGCCTCCGCCATGTCCTTGTGCACGATGGCGTCCGGGAAGATGACCGGGAACTCCCGCACCAGGTCGCCTGGGCCCGTCACCTGCATGACCAGGTACTTCACCGCCCCCGCTCCCGGCGGGAGGCGCACTCGATGGCCAGGCCGTAGCCCAGGGCGAGGCGCGCCGGGTGGACGTCGCGCCCGCACCCGCAGGCGCACTCCCCGGTCATGACCTCCAGGCCTGTGTCGGGGTCCTCCTCCGTGGCGGGCGGCACGACGGCCGACGCCAGGCGCCGGTGCTCCGCCACCGCGTCCGACACGTGGATGTGCTCCTCCTGCGTGGCGCGGTCCGATGGGTCTGCCAGGCGCTCGGCCTCGTTGTCCTGCTGCACGTACATTATGCAGCCCCCGTGTGTGCCACATTGTAGACCGCACCGCCGTCGAGCGGAGCGTACTCGCCTGGCAGTACCGACCCGCAGCGCCCGTCGGGCAGGGACCAGGTCACCGTCAGACCGTCCAGCCTCGGGCGCCCGGAGAGGCGCACTAGGTCGGCATGGTGGATCATGCCGTCGCGGTACTCGGCGCGCGCGCCACCTTCACCTCGCGGCCGTTGAGTAGGAAGGCCACCGTCTCGAAGGCCAGCAGGGGCTCGACGCCCTCCCCGTCAATGCAGCGACGAATCTCGCACGGCAGGTCGGTGTCGGGCACCTTCGACAGCGCCTCCTGGTACAGGCGCACCCGCTCGATGAGCAGGTCGATCGACTCTATGTGGGCCGGGTTCGCGCCAAGCTCCACGCACTTGGCACGGTAGGCGGGCAGAGCTCCCTCCAAGAAGGCCCTGTCCTTCGCCAGGAAGAGGACCGAGTCAGCCTCGGTGTGGGTGCTGCCACTGCACGGGTTGGTGGCGAGTATCGTGTACTTGCGGTCTATCGTCATGCGATGCTCCAGTTAGTATTGTGAGGATGTCACTTTGCCGCGGCGTCGTCCGGGCCGGAGCCCGCGTTCCCCGCGTACTTGGCCTGCTGCTCGCGGGCCGCCCTGGCCCAGGCCTCCGGGTCGATCGGGCCCGGCACCATCAGCACGCCGCCGGCGCCGAACTCGTGCTCCACCTTGTGGTTGTCCCGGTACTTCTCCGGGCGGGCGCCCTTCAGCACCATCTGCATGAGCGTGTCGCTGTACTTGCGCACCGTGAGGGCGCGCCTCTCGCCGGTCTCCGCGTCCTGCACCTCGGTTATCATGCCCTGGTAGATGACCGGCTCGTCGTAGCCGTCCACGGCCCGGCGGATTGCCTCCGCCTCGATCCGGTCCGCCGCCTCCTCCAGGGCCGCCTGGTAGAGCTCCTCGAACCACTCCGAGGACTCCCGCCAGCTCAATACCGCATGGCGCGACACCCCGGCGGCCCGGCACCCCTCCGCCACGATGCCCCTCACCGCGAAGGAGCGCAGGAACAGGCGCCGTCGCTCCATGCTGAGGCGCTCCGCAGCGGACAGGTCGTCCAGCTCCCACTCAACCAGCTCCAGCTCCGCGACGCTGCCCCGCTCGTGCAGGTAGCGGCGCTCGTCGTCCGTCATGTCCTTGGCGCTCATGCTCCTGGTCCTTCAGTGTGATGTGTCATGCCGCGATAATGGCGTGACCGGGCCGGCCGGGGAGCCAACGGTGCTGGCGGGCCTCTCCCAGTCTTCCCTCGCACGTGAAGGCCATGGCCCGCCGTTGGCGACAAAATGAGAGAAAAATGAGAGGAAAACGAGGCTCGGAAGCGGGCACTTCGAGGGGCTCGCATTCAGCCGCCCCGGCTGGGCCCAGACTCGGCCACCGCGGGACCCGTTCCACCTCTACCCCTCGCCGTCCTCCACGGCCGTGCCATCCTTGCTGCCCGTGCTATCCATGCTGCCCCAATAAATCTAGCCCTTCTAGGCCTTTATATCCCCCAGTGTATCTAGACCTTCTAGGCCTTTTCGTCCTCCCCCTCGCTTATACTCCAAAGTGCCGAAAACTTCCATTAAATATAATCCTTTCTAAACTTAATATAAAAAGGTTTAGATTAAATAAAATAATATAAAACAAATACTTAACAACACAATCTAAGGCATCTAAGGCATCTAAGCCATAATGTGACGGTCCGGGCATTTCCAGATTGTGTATTTTTCATGGCGCAACATCGGCCGTCAGGCTCAGATAAGCCCAGAAGGCCCGAAAGCCTTGTGCCGCAAGGCTTTCTTCGCTGAGCCTGGCACTTCGCTAGACTAAGATGCGTCTAGATTTCTGAGCCTCCGAGCCCCACAAAAGACGTAGGGGACCGTCTTTCGACGACCCCCTCTGCTCTATACACTAGGCGGTGGCCGATTATGCTCCCTTAATCAAGGGCATCGCGGGGCCACTCAACCCTCGCCCCAAAACGCACCTCGAGCATCGACCGGCACTCAGCAAGGCTGGGCACCTTGGTCGCCGACGCGCGGCCCATCCGGTCCACCTTGACTGCATAGTCCGCATCGTCCGGCTTCGTCTGCGTGTTCTCCAGGCGACCCCCGACGAGCTTGTTGAGGCGCATGCCGAAGGACACCGGGTCCGCGGGGCGGTAGACACGCTGGTCCCTCGCGAAGTCGGCGTAGTCCGCGCGGAGGTGCTCCTTGATGACCACCACGTGGGACTCGTGCCAGTCACCGCGGGCGTTCGGGAGGATGCCGTCAATGAGCTTGTTGTACCACCACCGCTCGACGTCGTCCATGGTCATCACCTTCTGCTCGACGAGCGCGTTGGTAGCCGGCACGTTGTCGCGCGGGGCCCAGTCGCCGATGTCGCGGAGGAGCAGGTCGTGAAGCATCGCCTCGATACCACCCTGCTTGTACATCTGGTGGTTGAGCTTGTTGAAGAAGGCCTTGTCCCCGCGCCTCGCGCTGCTCACCTGGAAGACCGCGAAGCGCCGCTCACCGTCCAGGCCGGCCGGCACGACCCAGTCGCCGTTCGCCGCCATGATGATGTGCACGTGGTTCTTGCCCATCACCGCGTCGCGGCCCTTGCCCTCGTAGGCGATCGTCGGCTCGGTCACCAGCTGCTTGAGCTTCGCCTCGCCGGCCTTGTCGCCGGCCCAGAAGGCCTCGTCCGCGAACAGGCAGATGCAGTTCTGCAGGTGGGAGTTGAAGCGGCCTACCAGGTGCTCCGGCGAGCTGATGTGCAGGCCGTGGGAGCCTGCGAGCGACGCGGCAGCCCGGCCCAGCGTGCCCTTACCGGTCCCCTTCTCGCCCTTGAAGCAGAGTGCGACCTCGGCAGCCCGCGACGGGTACTGCACCATGAAGGCCAGCCAGTCCAGCACGTACTCATAGTGAGCATCCACGCCGTCCACCAGTATCTCCCGCACCAGCTGCTGCAGCAGGGACCAGTCACCCTTCTTCGGCTGGACCGCCCAGCCGCGCCACAGGTTGAGCCAGCCCTCGTGGTCGCGGGACGGGTCGAAGATGATGCCCTTGTACTGGCGGCGGTGCGCGTTGCGTATCCAGTAGGTGGACTTGGTGACCAGCTTGTCCGCCACCTCCACGAGCTGGTTGCAGTAGAGGTTCTCGAAGTCCTCCTTGGTGGAGCGCTGGAAGAACGGCCGGTCCAGGACCGGGTCCATCTCCTCGGTGAAGATGCGGAACTTGCCGCCCTCCATGACCACGCAGTGCCGCTCGTTCATCTCCTCCATGACGGCAAGCGCACCGGAGGCCGGCGGCTCGGCCCTGAGGACCGCGTCGTCCACCCCCTGGCCGAGCTCGGAGGGGTCCTCCCAGGCCTCGAAGTCGTCCTCCGGGTCCACGCGGGCGACTTCGCCACCCGCCTCCTGCACTACCTTGTGCAGGAACTTCACCGTGACAGGGCGGCCGCCGCGGCCGGATACAGTATGCAGCGAGTCCCACCGGCGGCCGATGATCCACGCATCGTCCTGGTACTTCGGGTCCTGCGTGCTCCAGTCGATGAACTCCTGACGCCCCTCGCCATTCGTGGCGTGGTGGCAGGCCATCATCAGGTCCCGCCAGGTGTCCTGGTCCTGGAAGTCCTCCGCGTCGAGCTGCTCGAGCGTGGCGGCCAGCATCTCGGGGGTGAGCTCGCCAAGGCCGGCAGCCTCGCCGTGGGCGCGGACCGGGCGGCGCACCAGCCGGAGCAGGGCTGCTGGCATCTCCGCGATCTCGGAGAGCGGCGGGGCCAGGTCGTCCCACTCGTAGTGCCTGCCGCACGGGTGGACCGAGCC